AAATGTATATATGCAAAAAAATTTCACCACCCCCCCTGCTTTTACCAAGCCTCTAAAACCGTGATAGCACTAGGCTTCAGCGCTATTCCTTAACAATTTAACTAGTTTGTGCAAATTTCACAATGTAACATAACTGTAACAAACAATTCTAATTGTCAGACAATTCTCATTTACTATTGTAACATATCTGTAACATAACTGTAACATGTTTGTAACCTACACATTTCAAAATATGATATACTATATATGTAAGTTGATAGAGCAACTTAACAAAATAAACAAAGGTGGTAAACACTATGAAAGAGCAACATAACGCAAATAAAAAACCAATAGTAAACGTAACTACTCCATATGGTAAAATTATAATATACGACGAAGAACCAAATAATAAAGATAAGGAGAATTAACAATGATTTATGTATTTGACGTATTAACAGAACAATATGTATACATCAACCTTTTTAATGTTATTTACGCAACACGTAATAATGATATCGAATATTATGATATTTATTTAAACGGTGATTCAATGATTAAAGTCCACGAAGTCCAATTTCTTAAAATTAAAGAGGAGCTTAACCAATGTCAACAATGATTATATTCCTATTATCAATCGGAGCATTTGTTCTATTATTAGACAACTAAAGAAAGGTCTTGTAACAATGATGAAACATAAAATGGTAGATTATACAATTATCTTTTACGAGAATGATGAATACGTAGTATCGTACACATTATCATCAAGTACAATTGACACAGCCATTCAAATGGGGTGCCAAGAGCTATACTTAGACGGATATCCAGCATCTTACTATGTTGTTTATTCAAATAGCGAATCGAAAGAAGGATGGTTATAAGATGGCGAACAAGCGAATACGTAAAAAACAAGCAAAGCTTTCAGGTGCATCACAAAAATTTCACCCACAAAACTTATTTAGGTCTGAAATATCAATCAAATCAACTGAAGTAAGTCCATATAGTGAGAGTAAACTTATTCAAACAGCTCAACAACAACTAGCACAAATGTCCTACTTCTTCTGGTTTAAAGAACCGATTGAGTTAGAGGATGTTACACGTGACGACTTAAAATATCTAGCTTCAGGTAAGGTACTAAAAGAGTTCCAGGATAAAATAGAACCAATAATGCGTGTGGATAAAGTATACAAAGACCAACAACGTATTAAAAACAGAGCCTCTATTCAACTTGCTAACTATTTTAACACACGTAATCCTAAATCAGTAAGACAACTCACTAAAGCTGTACGTGACCTTGAAAGACAAGCTAAGCGAATTGAGAAACAATATCGTAAATCACCAATCCTAAGAAGAATGCTAAACAAAGGTGAAACACCTGACTTTTGGACGGTCGTTCGTTACGGGGAAATTGAAATTAGATAAGGAGATAAATAATGGTAAAATATAAAATCACATGGTACACACAACTGAACAACGGTCTTGTTAACGAGAGAACATTTTTTTGTAAAAATAAATCAGCAGCTCATAAATTATACGATAAATTAGCAAAAGAAGATAAAACATTATCTATTGAAATGGAGGAATTATAATGAAATATTTAAAAGTTTGGCAGAAAGACACTATCGACGGAAAATCAAGATTTGATATTAGCGAAACCAATGAAACATTTCACAGTGTTTACTATTCAGCTTACGGGAATAAAGATAAAACAATAAAAGTTTACGTTGTCTCACCAAACATTTTTGAAGTGTATTTTAAAGATGATAAAACATTAAAGTTAGTATGTTTATTCCTTAAAAAAATTGGGTATAACAGTCACAACAATGAAATAGACACTACTCCTACTTCTACAAACTACATTCATATTAACTTAGAACACAGGGTGGGCATCCTATCAGCATCTGAGAGAGCTATAAGAGATTACCCCATCAATTGGGAAGACCCTATTAATCACATCTACGCCTATCGTGACGTATCAAATATTTTAGCCAATGAAATTAAAGTTTACTTCCGTAACTACAAAACAGCTAAACGCTGGTTAGACGCTTTAAAATTAATCGGTTATTCAGTCACTGATTGTCGTGCTGAATGTTAAAATATTTTTAAAAATATTTATAAAAACTATTGACAAAAAACCAAAAATAAACTATAATATAATTACAAATTAGTATAACGGTTAAAGATACAACACCGTGGAGCTTATCTAAATAACATTTTAAAAATAAGGAGACAATATTATGTCATTACAATTCTCAACAGTCGGATTTATCAATTTCAACACAGAAATCAACAAAGTTCTTAATTCAGGAGCTATCACAGTATCATTCACAGCATCATCTAAAAATAAAAACGGTGAATATGAAACACAGTATTTTAACGGTATCATTCCAGCTAAACTAAAAGAACGTATTAAACCACTTATCAATAAAGAACTTTGCGATATCAAAGGTGTGGTATCACCAGGTAAAAAAGGTTACGTTAGCTTTACTATTCTAGAAGTTGGTAAACACGAAGCTAAACAAAAAAACGAAAAACAACATGATAACATTCCATTTTAATTAAAAGGAGGTTGGGAGGTGTTAACCTCCCTTTATTTTATGGCTAAAAAGAAATCATTACCAAAAACACTTAAACAAAAAGCAGTTTCAATATTCGCTAGTGAGAAAGAAGAATACTTATACTACTTAAATGAGTATAAAAAGAACTACTTACCTAAAGAGTATAACCAACTAGAACTACTAGATCACTTATGTGATGATAGTATCGACCACTACATGTCTATCACAACACGTGGGGACGGTAAATCGTTTAACTACATCTCGGCTGTGGCATATCTTTGTTACCATTTAAATATGGGGTGCACACTACTAGTACGACATTTTACATTACAAGACAAAATGAAAGAACTTATAGAAGACATCTTTCAAACAATCAATTGGTTTAACTTTAACGATAATTATCATTATCGTACAACATCTGACTACATTATTATTTCAATCGGTGATAAGGATGTTTTTTTAATAACAGATATTAATAACGCGTCTGACTTGAAACAATCATCTGCAGTACTTAAGAACTTTCCAATAATACTATATGATGAGTTCCTCACACTTACAGATGACTACTGTAAGAACGAATATGATAAGATTCGTACGATTTACAAATCAATCGATCGTGTAAAAGATAGACCATACATTAAAACACCAAAATGTATCTATCTAGCTAACCCAGTAAACTTCGACAGTCCACTACTTCCATCACTAAAAATCTATAATCAATTACAAACACAAGAAATCAACACCATGAAGCAATACAGAAATGTATTGTTGGAACTACGTCGTAATGATTCAAGAAACGACGGTAAGAACACTAGAGCATTCCCTGATGAATATGACAGTGATGTAACAGGTCAATTCGAATTCTCAAATTATAAACTAATCCCTGAGGATCAATACCTAAAAATATTCCAACATTCAAAATCGGTAAAAATTAAACTTCCTGATAAAATGATGTTGCATTTTATAGAGAATAATGGTAAAATGGTTATATCAATCGAACGAAGTGATAACACAGAACAATACTGTGTTGATCTCCCAGATGAGAAAGAAAACTGTCAATTTTTAACGGAAAAATACTACAAGCAATCATTCGTTAAAAAGCATGAGAAAGGGCTCTTTGAATATAAAGATAGCTTCTCAAAAACATTCGTTCAAAGAGATGTTCAACTCATGCAAATTAATCTATTTAAACTTATACCAAGCTCAAAAACTGTTTCTACAGATGAAACTTATGTACGAGTCAAACACAATGAAGAGCTTAAACGCTTATTCGCAAAGTACGAACTATAAAAAAGGAGTCTCAATATGCATAATCAAGATGAATTCTTAAATTCCCTTAAAAAATATAAAGGTAAGAGTATTCAATTGTATTGTGATATCGAGACTCTTACTTGTAATAAGCACGAAGGTAAACAGCACGCTTCTAAATATCATTCACATACATATTCACTAGCCATAGCTTACTTCGATAACGGAGATTTCCCAAAAGTTGCCGTTTTTAATAACTTTCTTGATTTCTTTACTAAAGTTAAAGATAAAAAGATTCGTAAAGGTTTATCATTTGAAATGGTCTTTCATAACGGGGAGAAGTTTGATAATCATTTCATGTTATATGAGCTAGAACACTATTTCAATTGTCAAGTTAAAACGTTGTTTAACAAGTCTTGTAATAATGAATACAATAACGACGCAGTTAGAGTTTCAGAACTAACCCCAGAAGACAAAGAAGGAACTATTCTTGAAAGCCGTATTAAATCATCTAACTCAGTTAGTTTAACTTGTTATTTACATGGACGTAAGATTGAGCTAATAGACTCTTTTAAGAAGATGAATACCTCTATTAAAGTGTTAGGTAATATGTTACTAAACAATCACTATATCGAAGAACAATACCTTAAAACAGACTTTGATTACGCTTGTTTTGATAAACAAGATGATATTGAAGAGGAAGCTGTTCTACCATACGTTAAACGTTGCTTTGAAAGTCTAAACGAGCAACAAATGATTTATATTCGTAATGATGTTATTATCCTTGCCCTAGGTGTAAAACACTACAAGGAATTATTTTATGGCTTCGACTTCTCAAAAATGACCTTCACACAAAATATTAAAGAGGAGTATTCGCGATATAACAAACTCGCTGAATTTCAACTATTAAAAACAGACGGACGATTTAATCATTTGGTACTAAACGACTATTCAATTTGCGGGCTAACAGGGTTTGATTATTTTAGACGTTTCTACAAAGGGGGATTAAACCTATACAATGACGCGTACATTGGCAAATTACTTAAACGTGATGGGTTCTCAATTGACTTAAACTCTTCGTATCCAACCGTGATGTATAAAGAGAAACTCCCTACTTACTTATTATCAGTTTTAGAGAAACCTAAAACAGTTAATCTTGAATACAATGATAATAATGTAATGACTTTCTTCTCAATGACTTACCAAGACGCTAACGAACATATCTTAAAGCATATTAAATCGCGTGTTATAAGACAGGCAATAGTTAAGTACTACAACCCCAAAAATGGTTTAGTATACTATAACACAATCATGTTACGTTTACTTGAGAAACTTACTAAACACACATTCAAGTCACTTCCTATACAATCAATGGCAGTGTTTAAATGCGAGTATTTTGGGGCTAGAGATGTTATAGCTCAAAACTATTTCATAAAAACACAAGGTAAAATGGCAAACGCTCTCGACTGTACAATGAGTACTATTAACCCTCTAAATATTAAAATGGCAGACAAGCCTAAGCCTGAGAAGTACAACTTCTCTCCAGAGCAAGTTTCTGGAGCGAAAGTGTTACTTAATGGGATCTACGGAGTACCAGCATTACGTGTACACTTTGACGCTTTCCACCGCATTGATAATCAGTATGTTAACTGTAAAAACGGATTTACCAACAAAGAACGTAACATTGTCTTCTCAGCAGGGGTAACAGCATTTGCCTTCCATAATCTACTAACTCCCTTACAATACTTAACACCAGAAGAAATAGATGAATACTTCTGGTATGCTGACACTGACTCACTTTATATGGATAAACGTGCCTTATCTAAATTCCCTAAATCTATGTTTCACAAGATGAATTTAGGTGCATGGGATATTGAGCATGAGAACATTACTAAATTCTACGCTTTTAATCATAAAAAATATTGTTTGTATGACAATGAGATTGTTGTTCGCTGCGGGGGCGTCTCGAAGTCACTAATATCACAATGGATTGATAGTTGCGACAATGATATTGAAATGTTTATAAAGCTTTATTTTAATAACGGGGTTATCATCCCAGCAACAAGGTCTATTCGTAACGAGTTAAACACTATTTCTATTTACGAAGCACAAGCTGAGCTGTTAAAAGGTGATAAATACATTGACTATTATTCGCAAGAGGTTGAAACTAAACGTGATATTATTATTAAAGAAGTTAGAGACGAACTAATCAGTGGTGAGTCAATATACGTTGAATCACCTTATGGGTCTATAGGAGCTAATGACTGTCTGGAAGATAATTCAATCTCATCAGATAATCAGTCAATCAAAGACCTATTACAAGAATACCGAACATATCAAAAAAGACTAGGATAATAATCCTAGTCTATTTGTTCATATAATAAATTGGTAGAGAAATCACACCATTCAAGGTTATACCAAGCATTATTTGTATTATCATGATCTATATGGTGCACTGTGTTGAAATTGTTAGGATTTGGTATAAACGTCTCAGCCACTAATCTATAAACGTATTCAGTTTTAATATGACCGTTTTGAGAGAGGTTAACTCTCTCACGGCCAGATTTAGTGTATCTTGTTTTTAAGATCCTACCTGTTTTTTTGTTTTTAACATAACCACCGTTTTGAATAAGGTAGTTAGTATAGTACGGATGTTCTCTCCACTCAACCATAATAGTTTACCAAATCGTCTTTATCTCGGCAAGAAAGCCACACTGTACCACAAGCACCAAAGTTAAACTTACGCCAATAGTAACCATTTGAATAACCACCCTCACCTGTATCGGTAATGGCGTTCTCATCATGCTCAAAGCTAAAGTACATACCAGCCTTGAAATCTTTATCAGCACCGTCTTTAACATTATTACCGTTCTCATCAACCCAATTCACCATGCATACTGGGATACCATTATCAGACCAGTCAAAAGCACTCTTAGGCGCAAGGTAATCACAACGAATTTGATAGATACCATTAACAAAAGCAACTTCATCAGCTAAATAGTAAGCCTTACTTCGTTTTGTTGGTGTAGTGGGTTGTGTTGGTGTGGTTGTACCACCATTAAACCGCCAAGCTTCAACATAAACTGGTTTTTGAACAGCATAATATTGGTCCCAATTATGTGAAGACACGGCTTGACCACTTGCACCACCAGTCCAAAAATCAACAGAGATGAATGTAGAACCATCTTCCATTACACCTACATGTCCACCAGCTCCGCCTGATTGTGACATGTCAGCACCCCATGACATCATTACAATATCACCACGTTGTGCAGTCCAGTCAGTGTTTGCTGAAACGCGAGTAAAACCATTTTTAGCTAACTGACTTCCTAGCGTCACTGTTGATGGTAGACCTTGAATAGCTACTCCTGCTTCTTTCAACGCTTGCGAGATTGAGCCAGAACAGTCAGCTGTACCGTCTGAGCCGTTACGACTTCCGTACATAGAATACGTAAGCTTTCCACGACGACTTTCAAACCAGTTAATTAAAACATTAGTATTCATTATTGTTCCTCCTTATGATCATTTAAAATGTTTTTTAGTTTCTCAGGAATTGGGATAAACTGAGTGGCGTTCTCAAAAATAGATATAACTTCCATAAGTAGATAGTACCCAATTACATACGACGTTAAATCAGTATTAAAATAGGATGATACAATTCCACTAACGAGCACAACAACCCAAATGATAATTTTGGTTAATGCACCATGTTTCATTACTTTACTTGATAGTGATTTAGCATCAATTCCTTTAATAATTCCAGTTACCACGTCAATAATATTAAGTAGTAGTAACCACTGAGCTAACATTGGTAGTTGATCATCTTGGAATAGCTTAATTAGTACTTCCATATTTATCTCCTTTCTATATAAATTATAACATAAAAGCACCCCCTTTTAAAGAGGGTGTGTTTTACATCTTATCAAGAATAGCTTTGACTTTAGGATAGAGCCTATTAGCTTCGCTATTACGTGTTGGAAGTGAACTTCCCACATTAGCGCGTTCCCAGTATTGATAGAAGTTTTGTACTCCTTCCTCAACATATTCAGAGTTAGTTAAACAAGCTTTTAAAATACCAGCGTTTGAACCATCACCGTTAAAAGCAAATTCCATTTGACCTTTACACGTCCACCAGTCTAGTTGTTGACCTCTACACCAATCAACAAGAGCTTGTGCACGTGGCCCAGTCCATTGGCCTAAACCAAGACCCATCCAGTGCTTACCATTCGATAAGTAAGCCCCCTCGTTTAGACTTATACCATATAGGCCTGAGAAAGCACTCCATGAGCCAAATACGTTCTCAACTGTGGGTTGTTCCTGCCATGATGGGCCTGCTGTTGTACCGTCCCAATAACGTTTAGCTTCGAAGTTTGTCGGGTCAATACCTGATTCAGCAGCAAAGTTACCAAGCATACCTGCAATACCATACGCATTTGCCTGTGGACAATATTGCTTACAAATTTTAGTGATTAATTCAACCTTCTCATCCTCGGTGCCCTCATTTCCAGTAGTCGACCCAGGTTTAGTTGTTGATGGTGCGTTAGTGCTTTGATCAGTTTTACCACTATTAATTGCGTTATCACTAGCTTTTTTTAAAGCTTCTTTTAAATTACTTGCTAGTTCGTTTAACGCGGCATCCGAAAGTTTTACTCTCCATAAATTCATACCCTTTGTTAATTTAACGTATTTATTAAATAGGTATTGTTCTGAGCCTGTATAAACGTTTTGATTAAACATATGTGTTGTTTTACCAATAAAATCATTTACTAGTTTCTCAATGGATTCGGACATCTGCTCTTTTTGAGTGTTGCTTGAGGCTGGAGGGTTTGGTGTTGTTGACCCCCCTGATCCTTGAGTATGTCCACCCCATCCATCATCATCTGAAACAATTGCACCAATAAAACCCATATAACCAGCCTCGGTAATAGCACCAGTATTTTTATAGTGGGCAGGTGTTGACGGTGTGCCTCCGTCTTGCTGTACAACGTCACCTGCTGGGCTACCCCAGTCAGCGATTTTAATAGCGACGTGACCGTAAATCAAGGTTGTCTCCCAAAATACAATTGCACCATTTGGTAGTGAATTCCAAATCTCTTTAGCGTGCGCGTCATTACGTTGATCACCAGCCACGGTGTGCCATCCCGGTGTTGAATAAGCACCACTAGCGTAGTCATAATACATGTTTTTAGCACAATCATCACGTACATATGTTGATAGACCAGCCCCAACAGCACGGTTAAGACCATCAATCAATCCAATACATTGGTAACCAAAACCGTTATTATACCCTTTCCCGGCGTCAGCCCAAGCGCGAGCAGTAGTGTAAAAATCTTTACAAGTCGCCATATTAAAATTCCTTTCATTATCTTACCACCACATTATCTTTCATATCAACTGATCCTGCTAGATAATCATACGAATGCCATAATCTTACACCACCCTCAAAGAGTGAATGGAGTACATCAAACAAGTCTCTATCCATGTTGGGTATCATATAGTTACCAGTGAATTGAACCCAGTTAGCATATTTATTACTATTAATGTCATAAATTCGACATTCATTTGGTTGACATTCAAAACCAAATTTACCATAGTAACGACGTAAAATGTTCTTACCATCACCAGTAATTGCACAGTAACGAAGATAGATACCATAGTCATCTGTTTTACGTAGGTTAGCATTAGTATAGGTTCCCTCAGTTACAGTAGGGGGTGTAATAGCCATTTGTTTAAAATCAGCTCTTTGTTTACGATAATACTCGTATTCATTGGTGTACATGCCAGCTACATTATTTAAGACACTACCTCCCATGGCACCAGTGATTGCTTGGTAACCTGCCACAACGCGGTCTTGTAGAGAGTTCCCACTATCCAATGCACGATTAACCTTACCAGATAAGAGGTTAGATTGATCGTATTGTCGTTGATAAGCTGAGTTAGCCTTATTAAGCGTGTAGTTATCTATCATGACTGGTACGTTGTCAAACTGACTAATAACCATTTCATTATCACGATAATAACCTTTTTTATCAAAAGTAGTGGCTCCTTGACCGTAATGTTTTGAATACACGTTTATTTCATTCGTTGCACCAAAAACACCAGACATAACAATCTCATTTTTAGCAAAGATTTTAGAGGTATCAAATTTTAGGGTGTTACCACGAAAGTCAGTTAGATAAACTTCAACGCATTCATTACGAAGTAAATATTCTTCTTGTGGATCTAATCCGAAACGAGATTTAATACTCTCTTTATCAAGGTGTACTGGAATGGTGACTTCGTTTGAGTTTACTTTACCTTTTAAACGCCACATAGCTACACCTGCGCTTGAAACTGCTTCATACTTGCGGGGATCAAAAAAGATTGATGGAACACGTATAATAGATTTAACGTTTTGCATAATCCACGGATAATCACTCATCTTATTTGTCCATTCAGTGAGCAAGTCACCTGAGCATAAATATAAATTAATTGGTGTTGAAATACCGTCAAATGTTGACCCATTAGCTGTCTTCATTTTAGGAGCGTCCTCATTACCAAATTGAGCAACGTCTCCGTGTAACACTACAGCTGATTGAATAATATAAAAAGTATCTGTAAAGACCACACCACCACCCAAATCCTTAGGATCGTAGAAATACTTCTCACCACAGGGAACAATGTCGTCATTTGTGCGTAGATAAGCCATGTATCGATTCATTGTGTCAATAGGTAAGTGTTGGCGTTCTACCTCAACGTTTTGTAGGTTTTGAATAACATCACCTTGTGTGTAGGTCATTAACACGTCAATGATTAATGTTACTTCAGTGGTTCTATCATTGAGATAGTTCATACCAGTAACATAGGCATAGTAGTATTTATTATCAAATCCGTTTAGGAAACGACAATAATTATAACCTAGAAGTTCCTCAAACCCTCTAGGCACTTTTAACTGTGCTCTATCACGGCGCATGTTAAATGGTTGCTCAAATACAATCTTATGATTACTATCAAAGTAAGTATCAAACCACTTGTCACGTTCAGTATCACTATTAAAATGCACTGTATTCTGCATGTCAGTGAACAACGTATCTTTGTAAAATGTGAAAGATGTTAGTTTCATGAATGTTCTCCTTTCTACTATATTATACCACAAAAGCCTGACAATGTCAGGCTTCATACTATTAATTAGTCATCTAGTGGGATAGTGCTTGCTTCTGTAGCAGTATTGATTGCTGATATCACTCCACTATCACTAACAGAGAGACGATACGTTGTGCCGTTTGGTGATGATAAAATCACTTTTGAAGCAGTATCTGGTGTTGTGTCTAACCATTCAGTCCATTTTGAACCTTGTTTGTAGCGGATACGTGTTTCAACATAGCTACCACTCGTTACAATCTTCAAAGCTTGTTGAATTGTGTAGCTACCTTCAGTGTAAGCAAACACTACCCACCAGTTAGAATCAGGAGCATTTGTTAAGGAATGCCCCTTAATAATACCCTCAGTGAAATTATTTAATTCATATTGTTCTCTGACGGTAGTTGGTACGTTACCTGTGATAATGTTGTTACCATCAATTTTCATGCCGTACCCAGGTAGTAGTTTGTTTTGTTTACTAGCATCATGTTTAGGAGTAAGTGTTACTGTATTAGTATCGGTATCTTTAGTAACATCCAATAACCCATTATCTGTTGAGTTGATAGTTTTAACATTATCAGTTAAGCAATGATACTCTTCACTTCGATCGCCTTTACGACGGTGAATGTAATTATCTTTACCATCTGATAGTAGATCATTAACATTGTTAGTGTCAAAGTCTTGTTTGTTAATTTCTTTGATATCTGTGATTCCACGTACAAATTTTTTAGCCATAATATTGTTCCTTTCTATTTAAATGGATTCTCTTGTTTCCATTTACCGCCTTGTCGACGACGTGTATGTCCTTTATTCTCTTGCCCTTTAGTAGCAACATCCTCACTACCAACGTCAACCCATGAGTTTGATTGACGGATGTAAGTTGAAACATTAAGCTCTTGTACACTTTTCCATTCGCTTGATTTACGTAAACCGTTTGGTTTATAGTTTGGAATAATGTTTGTAACTGTACCACCTACATATACATTACAACGGTCACTAACCTGGTCACCTGTACAATACCACTCGAATGCTTTAATTTCGGGGATATTGATAGTACCGTTTGGCGGTACATGATAGTGTTTAACTGGTTGTGTTGCAACAGCCTTATCATAACTATCAAAAGCTGTTCCAATATCACTGTTCAGGTCCCAAACAGTTTGGCCATTAGCATTGTAAATATATTTATGTACATTATAAGCTTTGTGTGTTGATGTAAAAGTTGTTTTAGCACGAACGGATTGAATACCACCGTAGTCGAAGTCAATCGATAAGTCTTCATTTACAACAACATTTGAGAGGGCTAACTTCGCTGAAATACGATAAGATGATACATGTACACCTGCAGGATAATAGTTATTGTAATCAATTGAAATATCACTATCACTTGAGTTGATACCTTGTAAATCACCACCCTCTTTTATTTCAGGTCTGATTTTAAATTTAAGGTTAGCCATTTAATCACCCCTTCTGACCAACAGTAACATCATTCTCAGCGCTTCCTGTATGAGTACGGATAAGGGTATTACCGTCAGAAGTACCACCGTAGAGGTTAATGTTACCAGCGGCGATTTTATTATTAATAACAAATGTGTTAAGGTCTTTGGTAGTGGCATTACCACCTTCATTTAAGTTCGTTACGATTTTTTGGAGAGCAGTTGTAAGTGTTGCTACTTTGGTTTTTAAATCGTTAACCTGATTTTGTAGATTGGTGTCGCCATCAGTTCTTGCTTTAATTTCATTATTCAAGTTTTGTTGTAAAGCGGCGTCACCGTTTTTACGTCCTTGAATTTCATTGTTAAGCTGTCTGAGTAGCTCATTATCAGCGGCTGTGCGGTCTGATACCTCTTTAGTGATTTGCCTTTGTAATTCAGCGTCAGCTGCTTTCCTGTCTGTGATTTCCTTGTTGATTTTAGCATCTAAGACTTTATCAGCTTCAACCCTATCATGAATCTCCTGATTAAGTTTAGTCGATAAGTGATTAAGTAGCGGCATGTAGTCAGGACTGTACAAGCCAGTTTCAAGACAAGAGATGATGTTAGCCAACGTGAATTGATTACCATCAAAAGTAACTGCTTTTTTATACGTTGACAAGATAACATCAGCTTTAAGCGTGATGACATCACTGTAGGAATGACACTTACCACCCTCGTCAATCCAGTCACCGATTTTAGTTAAGTCAACGCAATGAGTGTCTTGCACGTTAATGTTACGGCGCGCAACACGATTAAGCAATTCAGTGATTGACTTAATTAAATGATTAAAGTTAGACAGGTAATCATAATAAGTTGGTGCGTTAGTGTTGTAATCTCGTCGATCATCATACCATGGTTGCCAATGCCCTTCTAGCGAGAAGGGATAGTGTGGTGCTAGCCATGGTTTGTTATCTTCGAAATTAATTTCATTGATATTTTCAACCATAATAAACTCCTTTCGGTTCTATTATAACATTTGTGAGAACAAAAGTCTATCTAAATCGTTAAATAAATTATCATGATAAGCTTGTAATTCCGCTAGTCTAGAAACATCATATGTAATCGAGTCACTTGTTTGATAAGTATCTTGAGTTGAGTTATCATTAGACCTTGATTTTGAGTGATCCACTGTGTCTGCATAGTCGTATGTGTCTTTGTCTAGGGACAAATCAGTATTATCTTGCGGAAGTGACACGCTTAAGCTGTTATCACGTGAAACACTTGTACCGTCTGATTCTGAGAGGCTACTTGATTCGGTATTTGAATGTCCTTGTAAATACTTATTAGCATTAATATAATAATCAGTGATAATGTCTTTAACACCACGTACATAAGCTGTTAACTTCCAATTGAAATTCTCATAAGTTTGAAACTTAATGGTTCGTGATAAGAAGCGTGTGAGAAATTCCTGTTCAAAACGTAAACGAGCTGTTTCATCTAGGAAGTCTAAACCGTAAAAGATGGTGTTACGACAAACTGTTTTTACCTCGTCATCATAATCAACTACTTTATGTGAGAATTGTAGTTTAGGGTCGTAATAAATGATTTGGTGACCTCTTAAAAAATCACCATATATATTATTATATGTAGTATAAATAATGTCGTACAAGCGTGTTGTTGTCTTCATTTAAATACCTCCGTCCAAAATTTGAATCTTCTCAAGACTTGATAAGTTAGCAACAATTTCATCAGCATACTCCGCTTTCATGTTGAGACCAAATTTCTCGTTTAGTAGTTTAAGTTTCTCATTGCGTGATTTGAGATAAACATTGCTATTAGCTTTTTGATAAGCCTTGTTTGACTGAGCTTCAATGTCTGATACACCAGAAGCTTTATCTACACCTAAAGCTGATAGACCAAGAATGTTGTTAAGCTCTGCAATGTTGTTTTGATACTCACGTTTTAACTCGGGGAGGGCTGAAATAACTTCTTGACTGTTATTAATGGATAGGATTGATTCGTCTGGGTCAAACATCATTGTTGTTTCAATGAATGGTGCTCCATTGTATAAATCTGATGTAATTTGTTCAACATCTTCATCATCAACTTCACCACGAATAACGGTTGAGATTTTAGCTTGCATGTAAATTGAGAAACGAGATAGAGCGATTTCAGCAATGCGTTCGGAATAAATATCAATGATTTCAAAGTCATTAGTTAGTTGGTATGGTTTGTTATAAATAACCACCATGTTACCTGACTCGAACCCGTCATGGTAAGTGATTTCTTTATTTTTAACACGAATTTTATCTGAAATAAAATAGTTAACATCAGCTGATGTAAGTGGGGCTACTGAGTAGTTAGTACCTAGAGTGTACAACTGACTTTGTCTTGGCACTGTACCGAGAATCATAATGCCTCGTGTTGTTTCACCGACTGCAACTCCATAGCCTTGTCTTAACCAGATTTCAAGCTGGATGGAATCAATCTTCGTGTTATCGAGACCCTCATATCCAATGACTACTGGTAGGAACTCTCTATATCTATTTCTAAAAAAACGGTAAAAAGCATTACGGTGAGAAGTCATTCTCATTTTAACTTTATCGTTTAGTGATTGTTCAATGTTTGAATAAACCATAAAACTCCTTTCATATAAAAATAAGAGGTGGCTAAGCCACCCCGTGATTAACCATGTACGACAACTTTATTGTAGAATGGTGATATTGCCTTAAATGAATAGTAGTGAATCCAATAAGTAACTTCATCAAATTCTCCATTGTAGAATGGTTCTTTCAACATACCTTTAGTGAATCGTTTGTAACGGATGGCACGAGCGTCAAGCACCATTGCAAATAATTCAGATGTTGGTTTGATTTCTTCAACTTTACCAGAGAACCCATCAAGTTTTGATACATCATAAGTGAATACGTATCCTTTAGGAATGATATCACCTTCTTGAATTTGGTAGTCACCGAATGCTTGGAGAGTTTCAAGAGCTTTTTTAGTAACTGTTACTCCATCTTCATTTGTAACACGATAAGCTCCACCGAGGTCATCAAATGAGATAATGATTTTAGATAGGTCAATTCCTTCAGCGTGAAATGTGTTAGCTAGGAATGTGTTAAGTAGGTAACGTTTCACTTTATCAGTGGTAACAATAACAAGGTCTGAAAGTTTTGAGACAGTAGTGAAACGACCAACAGCTCCACCAGAAGCTTCAGCTGCTTCATTGTGTTTCTCTGAGTTGTTTTGAAGGTTCAAAATAGCTTCTGTTAGTACTTCGAACAATTCTTCCATTGACGCTACTGTGCGTTGGTCTTTAGCGTGGTTAATACCATAGTCAACAAGCATTGCTTTCATTTCACGTTCTTCAGCTAGGTTAATGTCTGAGATACGTTTTTTATAAACGGCTACAGCATATGAGATTGCGTCGCCGATTGTTAAGAAGTTAAGGCGAGCGTCATTGTTGTTGAGTGTAAATTTAGTTTTTTTAAGAATACCTTGACCATAAAGTTTAGTTGCCATTTTTGGATATTCACGTTTCAACATGAGCTCAGCGTTTTTAGACAAGTCCATTTCAATTGGAACAGTATCGAGAATAACATATTCTTCACTGTATTGACCAATGAAATCAACTTCTTTAGCAAGCCAGTCAAATGAGTTACCAAGTACTGCTTCAATGATGAGAGTTTCATTTAATTTAGGGAATAGGTATTTGTTAACGAAAGTTTCAAATTCTTTATTTGTGTTATTCCAGTTAGAACCGAATGTCCAAGCGTGCCCTGTTTCAGTGTTGTGGGTGATTAGTGCGTTACGCACGGCTTGTGTAATTTGATTTGACATTAATTAGTACCTCCGATTGAATGAATTTTAGATTCGTATGCATCACGACTTGATGTTGAAATAGTCATTGACTCGTTAAGTTGATTTTGTTTACCTAGTTTATCCAAGCCGAAGTCACCACCGGCGTTGAATGTTTTTGCTGTTCCTTCTTCTGGATTCATTGTTTACCTCCTATGCATTTAATAGTTTTTCAATCTCGTCTTCTGATTCAACTTCTTTTGTTTCTTCAGATGATTCTTCCTGTTTTGGTTCTTCAGGTTCTTGTTCTGGTTCTTTTTTAGAAGAACTATCCTCTACCACTGCTAAACGTGACTGTAAATCTTCAATCACTGAGAGCAATTCGTCTTTTGAATTAATTTCCATGATTACCTCCTTGTTATATATGTAAAGTTTACTACTGATTAGTGAATGTACTAAATATCTTACTTGGTTACATTGTAATCAACCCCTTTACTATTTTAGTATAGCATTTTAATGATTAGATGTCAACCATGTTTCATAGTTCTCATCCATTGTGTAAGATAAAGTTGTTTTACCGTATGCAATTTGTTCCATGTAAGCATAGAAGCTTTCAGCTTGGCTATATTGAATTGCTTTAGTTTTATCACCTGTAGGTATATGCTCTACACAGTATAAATCGTTTTTAGGTGATACGCATTCAATTTCGAATGTTGGTTGATAAGCACGGTCACCTGCGTTTTGTTCTACTTCGTTTGTATTAGATTCAGTATAAACAGGATTAGTATCAGTGTCGCTATCATTACTTGATGTTGATGAGTTGCTACTAGAAGAACTAGTAGAAGAAGTAGTGCTAGAAATAGACGTTTTTGCATTTGTAAATGTTGTTCCTTCGTAATGAGCTGGTTGTAGGTAGATAGCTGTTGTTAACGCTATAAATCCTAGTGAGAGTACTGTTAAAGTAGCTATAACAGCGATTTTGATTTTTTTGTTAGCGTTGTGTTTTTTATTTGTTCTAGTGTATTTCATGATAAATACCTGATTTCTATTAGTGAAGTCTTTCCATAGTTAAACTCAATAAGTTTTGATGTTTTGCTGTGTTTTTGATAAATTCCATTAATGTTTCAAAGTAGATGAATTCAACTGTGTAACGAGTTGGCTCACTTTCACTTGTATAAAGTACTTCGTATGTTAGCTTGTAGTTTTTATTCATGTTGTTTACCACCTTTGTTTATTTTGTTAAGTTGCTCTATCAACTTACATATATAGTATATCATATTTTGAAATGTGTAGGTTACAAACATGTTACAGTTATGTTACAGATATGTTACAATAGTAAATGAGAATTGTCTGACAATTAGAATTGTTTGTTACAGTTATGTTACATTGTGAAATTTGCACAAACTAGTTAAATTGTTAAGGAATAGCGCTGAAGCCTAGTGCTATCACGGTTTTAGAGGCTTGGTAAAAGCAGGGGGGGTGGTGAAATTTTTTTGCATATATACATTT